TGCCGGATGCGAGGAAGCCCAGCGAGAGCTGCATCCAGACGAAGGCGCTTATGGCTGCGAACATCGCCCGAAGGTGCGGGGATCTCCTGATCAGTCCATTCACGGCGAGGATGAGGAACCGGAGAGCGCCGACGATCATGCAGATCCCAGCCCATCCGAGTTGGTTGTCCCATATCCGAAGGAAGCTCACATAGGAGCCGCCTTCGAACAGGCCCGGATTAACCAGCAGCACATAGCCGAACAGGAACAGGCTGACGGCGTGCTCCCATTCGATCATCCGAGCGACGAACACCGCGCTGAAGTTCGTTCGGAAATGGACCATTACGGTTTTCACGGGGATCATCCTGGCGGGGCTCTTGTTATCAACATGCCATTAACCACCGGCCCGCATTGTGTACGGAGCCGGTGCCCTCTCATCAGGGTTTCGGTCAGCGGGTCGGAGGTGCGCCTACACCGCCGGCCCGCGCTTCACATCGGTGCGCTGAAAAGCGCGAGGACGGAGATCAACACAAGGCCGACCACTGTTCCCCAGAACAGCCACCACAAGACGCTCACGGCTTCGGCTCGGGCGGCGCTGCGTTGGCCGGTGCAAGGAACGTCCCGATCAGGCCACCGACCAGCGTCGCCAGCATGTCGATCTGCGTTCCGCTGATCGCGCCATCGGGGATGAACTCGTTCGCGACAGCCCATGTCACCAACGCGCCGATGAGCGAGCCGAACAGCTTCGAGAAGCGCGCCGGATCAAAGCGAGACTTGGCGACGGTAACCGTAGGCTTCGGAGCGACCGGCGGCTCGACGCCGACAGGCACGACTTCATCCTTGACCATCGAAAGCGCATTGGCGCGGACGCTTTCAACCCGACGCGACCATCCCTTGCCGAAGAACGGCCACGTGCCGAGACCGCGGAGGAAGTTCATGCGGTCGTCGCACATACGATTGACCGTCACTGCGTCGTCGGCTTCCTCTGCGCTCGCGAGAGTGTTCGGACCGATCTTCCCATCCGCCTTCGCGCCAATCGCTCGCTGGAGCCACCGCGCGCCCCGTGACGGTCCAGAGTTGACCGCACTGTCCATGGCGCAAAGATCCACGCCGCTAGGCAGCAGGTCGCCCTCCACGACGTTCCAATAGCGCTTGCGGTAAATCTCCCGCGCCTCCTCCTTCGTGAGGTTGCGCACGTCCTCCTTGGTCACCGCCTTGCCGCGGTAATCGCGGAGGGTGCCGATGGTGATCCCCATATTGGTCGCGCCGCCGGGATCGCGGGCATGATCCACATAGCCGCCTTCGAAAGCGAATATGTGATCCATCACGGCTTCGAAGTTGGTAGCGGCCATGCGATTGCTCCAAAGAAAAAGGCGCCCCGGAGAGCGCCTTGCTGAATTGCTGAGTGTGATGCTGGTTAGGTCCGGCAGTCATCATCGAAAATTTGCGATGACATCCAGTAATCGACAAGCTCGTTCGGCCCGTCCTTCATTGCGACCAAGCCGTATGGCGCCTTGTCGTCCAGCTCGCAGAACTTGGTGTAGTAGACGGGCTCTGTCGGCACCGCCCGTTCTGCCTCGAACGTGTAGTAGCCGGGGCCGGTGAACCGCTTTGGGCTGCGACCTTCCATCATGCCACCTTCGCGTCGAAGAACTTCAGTGCCGCAGTCAGGAGCGACTGATCGAACGGGTCTCTGCCAGTGCATTCGCTTAGGACCGCTCGTAAAGCCTCGACTGCGCCCCTGTCCGTTGTGATCGCTGGCGGGTTATCGATGATCTGATCGTAGAGGGGCGAATACGTTACGTCGGCGAGCGCGTCGGACGCATCGTCGTCTTCCGGCGCGTTTGCGTTGAAGTACGTTATCGCCGCCCGATACCGCTGTATAAGGTCCAGCATAGGGTCGTGTACAAGACTTGCGGATGCTCCTGCCCCCATCGCGATCGCGGTGTAGGCACCAGCGGTATGGCCGAAGAAGCCACGGCGGGTTATATTCCGGTCAGCCATGACCAGATCCTCCTGCTTAGGATTGGGTGAGGGTGAGGCCCGGCGGGAAGGTGGTAGCTTCCGCCGGGCCGTTTATTTCTCAGGCGGCAGCCGCTACAGGCGGCAAAAGTTTGGCGAGGACGGTCAGACCTTTCGCAGTCACACGAACCTGAACCGTCTCCTTCTCGCTGCCATCGGCGCGAGTGACGACCGTGATCTTGTGCTCCAGAAGCCCCGAATTGACCTTCGACTGGTAGCCGAGATCGGTGCTGGTGCCGGCACGCCGGTAAATCCAGTGGTGCTGGCGCATGTAGCTGAACAGGTCCTTCGGACGCATCTGCAGGGTCTTCGCCGCATCCGTGATGCAGGTCGAGCCATCCGCCCCTGCGATGCGGTCGAATGCCTGCGCGGTCTCGGCGCCCTCGGCGACCTTCGCTTCAAGCTCCAGAACGCGTTCCGTGTAGCTGAGAAGCATCCCGCGCATTGCTGCTGGATCGTTCAGAGCGGCGAAGGCGTCCGTCCGCTGCTCCAACTCCTCCCATCGGTCGATGATCCGAGCGCGCAACTCAATGTTGTAGCCCGAGACGAGGATCAGGCACTCGCGCCGCGGCAACTGGAAGCAGACCAGAGAACGCCCCGTGTCATCCTTGTACGAGTCCTCGAAAACGCTCGCCTCAATTTTGAGGCCAGTGCACATGGCCCTGATGTCGCGGACCACATTGTCGTGTCGCTTGCCGGTCAGCTCGGCGATGTCGGTCGAGGACATCGTTTTGATGCCGCCGTCGACAGGTCGCTCTAGCCGGATCGCGGGTAAATGGTTATGTGCTGTGGTGCTCATGTCGGTTCCTTCTAAACCGGGGTGAGAACTGGCCGGCGCTCTAACGTCGGTCGGGGAAGTGCGACGGGGCCGAGGTTCCTAGGCCGCCTGCCCCGTCGCTCTGGTGTCCTGGGCCAAGCGCAGCGCCTGCACCACAAGAGCGTTTTGCGAAACGGCTTCGCGCCGTGATCTCTTTTCAAGCCAGAGTTTCAAATCCGCCGGAAGGCGGACAATCAATCTCGGCAGTTCGTCGCTGGGGTAAGCCATCGTATCTCCATATTCCGAGTTGGCATCACTGTCATCTGCCGAGTCGGCATCAATGACAATACGGAAGCATTCCAAGTCGCCACTATCTGCGCTAGCGCTGTGGGCATGTCGAAGAAGCCCTACCCCAGCGAGACCGCCGACCGGTTCATTGTCCGCCTTCCAGAAGGGATGAGGGACCGCATTCGCGATTCCGCTGACGCGAATGGTCGGTCAATGAATGCCGAGATCATTCGGCGCCTCGAAGTCACATTCGACATGGAGGAAACTGAGAAGACGCTCCCGTACCGTTTCTCGGAACTGGACGAGAAGATCGATAAGCTCGACAGGCTCCTTGCAATGACACTTGATGCAATCTCCTCGCCCGAGTCAGAGGCGGATGTCGCTTTCGCCGTCGAGGAGTTCGAGCGCCGGATGCGTGACAACCTCGCTGCGCATAAGAAGATCGTGAAGCGGCAGCGAAAGACTTAGCCCCTCCCCTCATGCAGGCGCACGAAAGCGCGCCCCTGTGCGGTGCGTTGCATGGTGTTTCTCCTGTGGTATGGAAACTCGACTAGAGAGGGCGGATTTTATGCACAGCAGCTACAAGGACCCAGAGCCTTTCGGCCTGCCGCGCGATGAGGATGGATGGACGGTGACGAACCTGTTCGGCCGCATCGTCTGTTTCAGCGATAAGCACGGGTCAGCCGCCGTGGTGAACGGGCGGGTGACGCAGAGGGCGTCGAAGGCGGAGACGCGGCAGACAGTGGCCGAGATCGTATCGCTCGGCGAATGACCCGCACCGATTACTATGCGCTTGGAGCGATCCTGCTCGTCGTTTCAGCACTGCTGCTGGCGGTTCCGGCGATAGCCATCACCGGAGACGAGCCGAGGTACATCCTGTTTGCCGCCAGCATCTGGGAATACGGGGCGCTTGTCATGCCGGCAGCCGAATGGGTTCAGCATTCGTCCGCATGGCTGGGTTACCAGATGGATGCCCTGCCCGCCTTAGGGGACGGTGCGATCCTCGGTCATCCAATCTACGTCACAGCCCTATTGTCACCGTTTGCGGAGTTTGGGACGGCGGGGCTTCGCGCGACGGGATTGATCGTCGGGCTGCTGGGTCTAACCGCGCTTTACGTCGCGATGCGGCACGCCGTTGGGCTGGTTCCGGCGTCGATCGCAACCCTGTGTGCTGGTCTGCTGTTTCCGCTGGTTCCATACCTACACACCTTCTGGGCAGAGGTCTTCATCTTCGCGGGCATCGCTGCGGGCCTAATGCAGCTACCCCGCGCAGGCGAAAGCAGATTCTCCGATCTCTGGCGCGGAGCCATCATTCTCGTCATCCCGTTCATCCACCTACGCGGTGCGGTGATCGGTGCCGCGATATTCCTCGCGTTCTTCCTGCGGGTCTACCATAGCGCCGGGCTCGACTTCAGAAGGCTGGCCCCGTTGGCATTGCTCGCCGCCGCTTTCGCCCTGCTGCTCATAGGCCTGAACATCTTCGTCTACGGCTCTCCGATCGGCTCCGTGACCACCGCCCGGCCGCCGTCGTTGTTTGAAGTCTACGATGTCGTGGCGACAAACCTTGTGACCGTGAAGGGCCTCCTGCCATACGCTCCGATCTGGGTCCTCGGCTACGCTGGGCTGATAGCGGGAGCCGTTCGCCGAGAACGGCTTGTCGTTGAGTGCAGCGCTTTCGCGATCGTGGCGCTCCTCACATCGATCGGAATCAACCCGGGTGAAGGAGCGCCGGGACGATTCCTCATCGCCTCCGTCCCCATGCTTGCCATCGGGCTGGCCTACTGGCTTTCGCGCTCAGACAATCGGTGGCAATGGCTACTGACATCCGTGCTTCTGGTGCTGTCCCTGGTGCACACGGCCGTATTCATCGTGCGCCCAAATCTGCATCTGGAGAACCGGCAGTCAGATGTCGTGTTCCAGCACATATTTGACCGGATCGGCCTGTTCAACTTCGGCTTGTCCGCTCCGGTCGAAGGGCTCGACACGGGTTTGGGGAGAGCTTTCCTTCTGATCGTTTGCCTGCTGGCTGTTCTAGCAGCAACATCCATCATCTACGCTCGGCGACGATTTGCCGTGGCGGGGTTCCTGCTGGCGCTCGGCTTGCTGGAGATGACAAGGGCGAGCGAGATACCCGTTCAACCCACGATCGAGGGCGGCGTCTTGACCGCAGCGCTCCCGACGACACCTGGGCAAGTCTCGATGATCTTCGGGAAGCCATGGGAGCGCTGGTACGCACCGCCTTATCCGCTGATAAACAGCACGACGTCGATCCCCGGAGGGTTTGTCGAGCAGGACACCCGCCCGGCCAACCCGATATTCTCCGAAGCGTGCTTCCGAGGAATTGATACGATGACGCTGCAATCCTCCGGCATTGACCTTGCCGCCGCCTCGAAGTTCCGCCTGCGCGCTTTTGAGACGGCTTCGGTGTTGAAACGGTCCTATATCCGATTCATGCAGATATGCGACTGAGAGAGGGCGGCCGTGCTTAAGAACATCACGACACAGCAACTGTGGGCCATCGCCGCCGCCCTACTCTTCATCGTGGTGACGAACTTTCTCCGAACGCCCGACACGCGCTCGTTTGACGAGATCAACAGGGATATGACCGAAGCCGCGACCTTCAAAAGAAGCGCGGCCTCGGCACTCCATTAGACCGCCTCGTACTCGACCGTCAGTGTGATGGTCTGGCTGTCGCCTGGATAGGCACCAGTAGGACCGTTGATGAAGAACGAGGTTCCGCCCGCGCTGATCGCCGCCCCCACCATGCCGAGAGAACTGTTGTTCTTCCCGCTGCCGCTGCCGCCGACAGACGCAGTGAACGGCGCGGTGACGGTGATCGCCCCACTGCCACCTGTCCCCGTAGTGATGAGCAGCCGGACGGTGGTCCAATTTCCTCGGCGGGTGTAGCTTGCATTGATCGTAGCGCCAGACGGCGCACCGCCAGTTGACGAGATGGTCGCGGCATACGTTCGCATCTCTGGCGTCTCGATGATACCTCCACCGCCGTAGGCTGTCGGGGCCGTGGTGGCAGGCTTGGAAAGCAGCCGAATGCGATTGCCGGCCTGTGCAATGAATTCCGTACCCCCGATGGAAAGGCTTTCGGAATTTCCGATCGTCATCAGGTTGCCGGTGCCTTCGAGCCGAACCGCGCCGACCGTCGACCGGAAACAGATAAGATCGTTGATATGAATGCGCCCGCCGTCGCCGAACATGCGCAGTCCTTCGACGGCTGGTGTCGGAACCTGCCCCGCATGAATGAACCTATCGAAGTGCATCGTCGTGTTGTCGGACAGCGTGAGCAGCCCTGTCGTACACCCGTCAGAATAGAATGAACCGGCGCGGAGTAGGTTGACACCGCCGCCCGGCATCACGCCACCGCCCGGCAGAGCAACATCAGCTTGTTCGTAAGCTACGAGGCTGGTTCCCATGCCATAGATGAAGATGCGTCCGAAGTCTGCGTTATCGAAGCGGCCAAGTTTGATCGCTTCCGAGTTCGCATTGACCCATGAAGTCACGTCAGGATCAAACGACCAGAAAGGCCAAAAGTGAATTTCATCCCACATACAGGTGTCGTAGACGTTCGTTGCCTCGATACCCTGGACGAGCGGCTGGCCCTTGATGTTATTGAGGGTCACTCGACCCGAGCCGAGCCCGTTGGCCGTCCCCTTGAGGCGAATTGCGCGAGATGAATTCAGGAACATAACGTCCTCGACGTTCACATCGTAGGCGCCTTGGATGTCAATATCGAAGTCATGTGCGGCCGGGACGAAGCCGGGTCCAATGGCCGGCTGGGTGCGGCGGAAGTTGACGCCCTTGATGCTGCGGTTTGTCGAGCCACCGCCGTCCGAGATGCTTTCGGCGGTGGTGATGAAGCCGACGCCGCCGTGCGTGATGTGGAAGTACGTGAAAGTGCCGTTAAGTTCACGCCCTGCCTGCCCGCTACCAACGATGTGAGCGCCGGACGGCCAAGTGATGGGGCTGTCGAGCGCGATGGTGTTTGCAGGAAAATGAAGCGGCTTGCCCTCGGCTCCTACGGCTGTAACGGCACTTTGCACCGTCGCGGCTTCGTCATTCGCGCCGGTCAAATCGACGCCATCCCAATCGCGAATGTCAGCTCGGTCCCACAGCTTGCTCTCTGTCGTGCGAATGGCTGGTGAGGCAATAGGCGCCTCGAAGACACCCGAAGCGCCGGCATCCCCCGTTGGCTGAAACGACAGCAGAACCGTGTCGCCATCCTCAAACGGGCTGGTCTCGCTCGCCGCGATATTTGAGCCTGTGATGTTACGATAGCCGGCAGGGCTGGCAACCGAAGACGCCTCAAAGGTTAGCCACTTCGTCGGGTCGCCGACCGCATAGAGGCGGGCAAAGCCCTTCACCGGGTTCGTGCTGTCATCAAAGGCATCCAGAATGCCGGAAACGTCCACGCCGTTGATGTCGAGCGTGTCCGCGCGGATTGTTAGCGCCGCGTCTTGCTGGGTGGCAGACAGCCTCAGTTTGCCGTTGCCGGGATCGCTGTCCGTGATCGTGGTGGAGAACACATAGCGGATCGCCAGTGCGCCCAGATCCACGTCGAGATTGACAGTGCGAGACGCGAAGGAGGGAACCGTCAGCGTGTTGGCTGGGCGGATTTCAAGCATGGTGGGCTCCGGGCTGCGGATATGAAAAAGCCCGCTCAAGGCGGGCGGTCAGTCAGCGAGTTGTGGGGAGGCTCAGGCGGTGGAGTCGTTCGCAGGGAACACGATGATGTCGCCGGTCCAGATGATCTTGGAGACCTCGCCGAGCAGCGCGTCGACCCATGTGATGCGGAAGAACTGCTCCCATGTGCCGATCGGCAGGGATGCCTCCACCTGCGACTGCGGCAGGAAGAACGAGATCAGGCCAAGCGTTGCGTCTTCCTTGCGGATGGTGCTTTCGGCTGACGACAGCAGTTTGAGCAGAACCGAATGATCCAGCGTCGGCCGCGCGAACAGTTCCAACGTGTAGCTGGTCACGTCGAACGGTAGACCTGCATTGTCCACGAGTTGCGGCAGGGCGTCGTACCAGTCCTCGCCGTGCCAGACGCGGATGGTCGCGGAGTGCGGACGCTCCGTCACGATGGTGTCGGCCATAATGCCTCGCTAGGTGATGGTGATAGGATAGTCCGAGGACCAGGGGCCGATCGCCTCAACGCCTACGCTCTCGCGGATGCGGACCTGATAGAGGCCGGGCGCCACGGTGCCACTCTCGGCACTGTCGCGCGTGTCGGCGACGGTCATCGCCGTATAGGTGCCGCTGGCGTCGGGGCGATACTGCACATCATATGCCCGATTGAGCGCCTGACTTGGCGTCCAGTCAGCGCGGATCTTCGGGCCGGCAATCTGCGAAAGCGTGATGGTCGGAGGCGTCAGGTTGAAGTCTGGCGAGGTGTCGGGCGGGACGGATGTAGAGGTGCCCTCTTCCGCTGTTGTCCAGTTGTAGGACGCCGCGTTGGCAGAGCGCAGGGATAGACGCACGCCGCTGAAATCCGGCAGAAGCTCTGGGCCGCCCTCGACCCAATATGGGCCGTTGATGTCCAACTCAGGCCAGTTCAGGGTGATGACGCGCTCGCCGATGACGTTGAGCCCGTTTAGGTTGGTGACGACCTCGCCGACCCAATCGCTGTTCTCGCGCGCCATGCGGATCTTGGCGAGACGCCGCGCCTGGCTGTGCGACGGGATCTGCACGAAGTCCGCAGGCACCGTTACGAGTTGCCCGGTCGCCGAGATGTCTGCGACATCTTGCCAAGGCGTCCCATCGTTCTCGATGTAATCCAGCGCAGGGTCGAGATACTGAAACGACAACTCGTTGAACCGGGACATGGCGTCAGGCGGCGCGAAGTTGGTTTCGAGAATATGGCCGGCGTCAGCGTCAATCGTGACGGTCGGGGCTTCCCACTTGCCGCCGCGGATAGAGACCTTGCCGTCCTGCGTCGGGTACAGCCGCGCTTCACAGGCTTCCAGCAGGCGGGCCAGCACGTCCTTGCGTGCCTCTGTCAGTGCGACCGAAGTGGCTACGCGATAGCGGCGCTCAGTGCCGCCGGCAGCCAGCGCGACCGCCTCATCGCAAAGGTTCGCCATTGCGATGAAAGACGGTAGATCCATCTTCGTGATGGCTCGGTCGTATCCATCCTCGTGCGTCAGGTAATCGAGAACGACGAGCGCCGCATTGTCGCTCCACTCCCACGTGGCCTTGTTGGGATGGCGGTGCGCGCCGCTACCGCCAGCCACCGTGGAATCCTTACGCGGATCGTAGATGCGAGCGCCACGAATGAGCGCTGAGAACTGCGGCTCGCCGGAGGGGTAGTGAGCCTGAAACTCGGTGTCTGGTCCTGACTTGCATTGCAGCACGGCATAGGCGGTTCCGCGCAAACGATGCGCCGATGTCCATTCGGAGAATGCGCTATTGAGATAGGCGTCGACCGTCTGGTCATCTGTGCCGAGATGCGTGGCAACCCGCACAAGAGGATTGCTGCCATTCTCCCACGGCGCCGTCACGACCCAGCCGGAGCCGTCCAGCGTTACGGGCGTGTCCTGGAGATAGAGTTGCTCTATGCCGTCGACCTGACGGGACGACAGCAAGATGGCCTTGTAGAGCGCCCCGCCCCGGCTTTCGTAGAATGCGAGAGACCCGCCGACCTTCACCCGGCCATAGTGCCAGACGCGGGCCGGAACCGCCTGCCGAGACTCCACCTGTCCGTCGCTTGGCTTCGGCTGCTGGGGGCGGTTGAACAGGGAGGCGACGTAGGAGACACCAAGGCCGAGCGCGATGGTGCCGACTGTCGAGGCGATCGAGCCCAGCACGCCAACGCCGATGATGGCATTGGCGACAGCGACACTCGCACCCGCGTTGAACGCGGCCAGCGCGATCGGCATGAAAATCGGGTCGGCCTTTGCCGGGATCGTGACAAAGGTGAGCGACGCCAGAACCGAGGAAGCGGCCAGCGCAGCGCGAACGGATCGCAGCATTCAAACTCTCCAGGCTGCGAGAATTGGCACCTGCCGGAAGCGCAGACCGCCGGGGCCGATGCAGGCAGTCCATGCGCCGGTCACGATGGCGCCTAGTTCGCCCTCTGGGGCGTCCACCAGCGCGATATCGCCACGGCGGGCGGCATTGGTGCGACGAATGCCCAGCGGCGCCACAGCGGACCCTATGAGGGCTTCACGCGAACCATGCTCGGCGATAAGTCGATATGCGCCGGTCTTTGTAGCGTAGCGGGCGCGGTATCGGGCGTGCGGGTTGACGCCGTGGCGAATGGCGACCCACTCGCCGAGCCATGACAAGCAGTCGGCGCCGTCATCCGCCCATGAAAAAGGCCGCTGTGATGCGGCCTTGAGGAAGTGCGAGAGGTCGTCCATTTCAGAAGACCGGCCAGGATAGGCGTTTATTCTTCAACGTCGGGATGAACTGGCAACCGAGGTCGCCGGGGAACCGCGCCTGCTGGTCGCGGTCGGACCAATAGGCGAAGGCGGCAAGATTTCGCGTCGTCCAGATCGTCTCTGCCGTCATGCTGATGGACCGCTGCGACGGGCCTTTCGCGCCATAGCCGAGCGTGTCCATGATGAGCTGACGCACGACCCATTTGCTGCCGAGCGGCTGCATGGTCTCGACATCGAGGAACAGCCCGTAGATCGTCACGTCGCGCCCGCGCACGCTCGCACCTGAGCGAGCCAGCGTCACGAATTCAGGATCGACACCCGACAGCGCGAACGTCACCTTCTCAGCGTCGTCGTTCTCGCCAAAGCTGATGGACGAGATCGAGCCGAGTTCGCCAGTCCCGAGCCATTCGAAGCCGTCGAGATCGAGGAAGCCGGTTCCGTTCCAGACGCGGCGAATGCCTTCGGTAAAGTCGAACTCGACGAGGTTGACGAGATGCACGACCCGTCCGGCCATCGCTGCCTGCTGGAGAGCGGAGAAGTCTGCCATCAGATGACCTCGGTGAAGTCCATGGACACCATGCCAGTGCGCGCAAGCTGGATGTCCAGAGCGCCGCTGGCATCCTCGACCAATCGCATTTCGCAGGTGGGCCGGGTGAAGTTGACCGACTGGCCGAGCGTCACCGCATCGCGAAGCGGAGGCTCAATCGAGAATGTCGTCGCATTGATCGCCGCGGTAATGACGTGGAGCCGCCCGGCCGATGGCGAAAAGTATTGCCCGACCTTGATCGGCTCGCCCTGGCTGATTGTGATCTGGACCGTCGTGGCGCGGCGTGCTGCGGCGGCTGCGAATGTCGCGATCACCTCGCTCTCGCTGGGGATCTCCGGGTCAGCGAAGGCGGTACCATCCAGCCGGCGGCGGCGCGTGAAGCCCGGATGGAGAACGCGGCCATAGGCATCCTTCGGCCAGTTCACCCGCTTGCCGTCGAATGGTGAAACGAGGACAGTGCCGGTGCGGCCACGAAGCGACAGCTTGAACGCGCGCCACGCCAGCACCTGTGCATTCGTCCGCACATAGATGCCGCCGAGAGACGCACGCCAGCGCCCGGCGCCCGAGCCGACGATCTGCTCCTGCCCATTGGTCGAGACGCCACCCGAACGGGAAGCATTCTCGATGTCGAACAGGACGGATGTCGGGATGAGGCCCGCGGGGAACGCTGTCGCCATGCTAACCGGTCCTCCGCTGGCGATCTTGCTGGAGCTGAGGGAACTGCGCCGCCGACTGCTGCATGGCCTGCTGCGATCGAACCTGAGCCCGCTGGTCGGAAATGCTGGTGACGAACGGCGTCAGGTTGCCGGACTTGTCGACATCGACGCCGACCGTCACGTGGACACTGGACGCGCCGCCCTTGGCTCCCTTCGGGATGACGACCTCGCCCCGCTGGAGAATTGCCGGAACCTCGTCGGGCTTGAGCCCTGCGACACCGCCGTTGTGATAGCGCGTCGCTCCTGCGAACACTGCCGGCGATACCGAGCGCCCATGGCCGTAGCCATCGCGTCCCGCGGTGCCGCCGCTGTGGAGGATGCCGGGGATGATCGACCCGCCGAGCAAACCCTTTCCGCCCCCGAACAGGCCGCCTCCCTTGCCGCCGAACAGGCTATCCAGGCCGATATCCAGAAGGCGATCCGCGACACGGCTCAGGGCGTTCTCCAGGGCGTCTGCCGCGCTGGTTCCCGACTTCAGGTCGGAGATCATGCCGCCGAGGACATCGCGGCTCAGGTCGTTGACCTCTTGCTGCGATGCCTTGAGACGGTCCATCGCCGCCTCTTCCTGCTCGATGGCAGAAACCAGTTCGCCGATCTTCGCCTTCTGCTCGTCGGTCGCCGCTGCACCAGCCTTGCGAAGCGCTTCGGAAACCCGGCGCTGCTCGTCCGTCAGGCCGATGACGCTGCGCTCGTGCTCAAGATCGGCGATCAGTTCCTTGACCGCGTCGGCCTCGCGCTTGGCTGCCGCTGCCGCCTTGTCTCGACCACCAGCGCGACCCTTGCCACCACCGCCGGCCTTTGCCGGGGCGGCGTAGTCGGACAGCGAGATCGGCACGACCGCCGCTGCCGGGCGAGGCGCGACACGACCGCCGCGCTCAGCCAGCCCCTCACCGGTGCCGGACGTGATGGCGAATGCGTCTTCGATGCGCTCGTTGCCGCCGCCGAGCTGGGTTCGGATCTGATCCTTGAAATTCTTGGACAGCGCGTCGCGCGAGATGCGGTTCTGGAACGCCTGCTGGATGCCGGACAGACGTCCGATCTCGCTGGCGAGCTGCGTAATCGTGCCGATCACCGAGACCGCGGCGTTCCCAATGTCGAGGATGCCGTTGATGACCGGCGAAAAGTCGGTGCTCGCGATCGTGTCCGAGAGGCTTTCGAGAACACCCGCAAGCCGCTCGCTGGCGCCTGAGCCTTCGTTCAGCTTGCCGGCAGTGTCGGTCAGGACGTTCTGGAGACGGACAAAGCCTTGGCTCACGGTCTGCTCAGCGTTGGCGACCTGCCCCTCGAGGATGCCGGCACCCGCCTCAAACGCTCGGAAGAACGCTTGGGACGAAACCTCGCCATTGATGATCAGTGTACGAAGGGCAGCGACAGACCCGCCCGCCTCTTTCAAACCGGCTGCGGCGGCGCGAGCGATCGTCGGCGCGCCTTCGAGAATGGAGTTGAACTCTTCCGCCCGGACAACGCCGCCACCCAGCGCCTGCGTCAACTGGATTAGAGCGCCACGGGCCTCGGCTGCTCCGGTCCCCTGCACACGTAACGCCAACCCGATCTTGTCGGTGAAGTTCAGCATCTCCGCAGTGTTGATGCCGAGTTCTTTTTGCGCGAGCCCGAGGCGAGAATAGAGGGTTGTCAGCGTCTCCAGCGGAACATAGTTGCGCTGAGCACTGGCGAACAGTTCGTCATAGACCTTTGTGAGCGCCTCGCCTTCTAGGCCTGTCACCTTGAGCGCGTTCTGGATACGGATGGATGCGTCGATGAGCTGCTGCGCCCCGCGAAGCGTCACGGCCCCGCCAAACGCCAGAGCGAGGGAACGCCCCATCGCGACCGCCGAGCGGCTGATGCCGGCGTTCATGCTGGCGAAGTTCCGCTCCATCACACTGGTGGAGCGCTTTGTGTCGCTCTCCAGCTTCTTCAGCGCACGACGGATTTGCGCCGTGTCAGCCGAGATGCTGAGAACGAGATCTTCGACATCACGCGCCATGGTCACTCCTTGGTCTGTAGCCAGTCCCAGAGCGCATCGGCTTCCTCTGACGACAGGTCACTGCCGGCATCGGGATTGTTCGCCTGCTGGTAGCCCTCGACGACTGCGAGGTACTGCCAGATGCTCATGCGGTCGATTTCTTGCGGGGTGAAGCCGAGGACGGCGCCGGTTCCGTAGATGGCAGCGAACCGGAGTTTGCCGTTCGGGAGCGGCGCTTCCCCCGACCCCGACTTGCTGCCTCTGCTTTTTTTCCGACTTCCTCCTCGGGCGCTCCGATCACGCCCGCGGTTGCGATGTCGAGCGCCAGCTTCCACGATTCCATCGGGGGCCGGTCCTCGACATATTGCCGGATGAGCTTCAGAGCCTTGGCTGGCTCCAGACCACCACCGATCAGGCCGTAGCGGATGACCTCGCGAATGTCCTCGATACGCCAGCGGCCTGCCGCCAAACGGTCGAGGATGACATACGGCCCCGCGTCGCAGGATTCCTGAATGTCGCGCCATTCGCCCCAGCCGAGGCGAAAGGTGTAATCGTCATCGCCGAAGGCCGCGGTGTGCGAACCGTTGCGGCTCATCAGGTGACGACCCTCGTCATTTCACCATCCGACTGCATGGAGACGTTCGCCGTGGCGCGCTGCGCGTTTTCGGCACCCACCTCGAAGCTCTCGACGTGCATCGCGCCAGTCCATGTGATCGTTTTCGTGGGGAATTCCCATTCGATCTTCACAGAGACGGAATCGACGCTCTCCCATGCGTCCAGCCATGTCTCAACGCTCTCGGACGCCAAGACACCTTCGCCGCCGACAGTCATGGAAAGCGAAGCAGCGTCGCGTCCCAACCAGTCCACTTTATCTGGATCATCACAATCCGGAAGTTGAAAATCATTAAGTGCTTTGCTCAACGTAATAGAACGCGAAGTAAAACCACACGGAGCTGCGAATACCTCTGGGGATGCACCATCGCCAAGAAGCACTCTTACTTTGCCACCCTTGATAGTTGTTGCCACGGCCATTTAGAATGCTCCATAGAAAAAGGCCGCTCGACGGCGGCCTGATTGATGAGGTTGTGTTTGTTTGCGGTCAGATCAGCAAAGTGCGCTTTGCGCCCTTGCTGACGTTTTCCCCTGACCACAAAGGCCGGAGATTGGTTAGCGCCCACGCAGCCTTGAAGCCGGGGCACTCAGGGGTGGCGAAATCGAACGACGCGAGTGGCAAAATGTGATCGATGTGCCATTCGCTCCTGTTCGCCCAAGACATCCCTTTGGCAAACTGGCGTTCCAGGTGAAGCATCAGGTCGTTTAGCGAATATCCCACCAGGGTTTCCCAGCGCCTGCCTGACTTACCCGCCTGCATAGAGAGGCGGATTCCGTGCGATATCCTCTTACTGATGTCATACCCAGGGTTTGAAGCGCGGTGTTCGCGTTCCCACGCATTGACCATGGTCCGTCGATGCTCGGATCGGGAGTAAGCAATCAGTTTTTCTCTATCGCGCGCTCGCTCTTTGGCGCGTCTGGCGAGGACCTTCTCGCGATTCCTCTCATTATAGCGCCGGACTTTCGCCCTAGCCTTCTCTCGGTTGTTCGCAGCCCATGCGTTCATGCTCTCCTTTCGAGCGAATGGCTTGCATGGCTCGCAGAATATCTTCCGAGCTTTGGATGGGAAGCTGTCTCCGCATCGTTTGCATATCGACAACCGGGGCGGCTCAGCCGCTTTGCGCCGGTGATATCTCTCCAACTGGTCTATACGCCGGGCCGCTCGTTTGTACGTGAACTGGCAAGGCTGGCACCGCTTCTGCTTTGACCCGGTTCGGTCGAAACGCACGCCGCAATCGGCGCAGTCCACTGGCGCAAAGCATCGAGCAACGGTATTCGTCTGATTAGCCATTCTGACCTCCGACAAGGTTGGCTTGGTTAGAAGCCGTCGAGAGGTGAGATGCTCGGCGGCTTCGCCTTTTATATACTGTCCGGCCGTTCCACGAAAGCTTCGAAAGTTAAAACACCGTGAGATGTTAAACCGTCGCTATCGCGGAGAATGCGCGTCTGCCGGTGGCGGAAATAGACAAGGGCGTTGTTCGTCAGGGGTAGGTCGTATTCGTGCAGGGCAGCGCGAACCGCGTCACTCACTGCCTTGACCTCGGGAAAGCCGACAGCGCGCGACCAGCAGTCGATCTGCAACGAAATGTCGAAGCCGTCGATACAAGTGGCGTCTTCCGTCAGCTCATCGGTCGGGCCGAAGGTCACATATGGGAACGTCGCCCCGTTCGGCACCTGATCGTAGATGCGTGTGCCGATCAGCGAGGTGACGGCGGCAACGGCCTTGAGGCGCGTTACGATGGCACCCTGAAGCTCTAGCGAAGGCGATGTCATCTATCGTTTCCTCGCCTTGCGAACGGCTTTGTTGACGGCGCCCGCGACCTTGCGCCGGATGCGCTTCTTGTTGGCGCGGTAGGTCGGGAAGACATGGGGCTGCGCGGCCATCTTGACCGTGCCAAATTCCAGAAAGCGCCAGATGAACTCCGCGAAGATGCCGGTGGCGTTCGGGTCTTTGGACGTGCCCACACGGACCTTGCTTCGTCCGGCTGTTCGCCCGCTGAGCTTTGCGCCCTCGATGCTGGCCCGATATTCGCCAGTCTCGCCAAGGGGCGCGACACGTTCGATCGCAACGGCCAGATCCTGCGCCGCTTCAAGCTGCGCCTCTGCCACTTCCTTTTCCGTGTCCGGCAGGAGGCGATTGAGCCGCCGATAGAGCGCCGCCCGGCCTTCAATCTTGGCCCTGACCCTCACGCCGCGGTTCCGCTCTCCACGGTCAAATAAACCCATGCCGGATCGGTGACGCCATCCACCATGTCGATGGCGTAGACCGTGCCCAGGCGCGCGTCCCTCATCCGCCAGCCCGGCTGGATCGACCGCGTCTGCGACGATGAACGGACATAGACGCCGAGCACATTGCGGCCTTCCAGCCGCGCGGCGATGACCGCCTCGGAGCCGCCGCGATGGCGGAAATCCGCGCGGGTCTGGAACTGCTCAGCGAAATCGCCGGCCACGGTGTTCCCGTAGCCATCATCGACAGTCGAGCGAGCATCGAAAGCCACCCGATGGAGAAGATCGGGGGCACTAGGCGGTTTCGCCATCGTCTTTCGCCTTCCTTGGCGCGGCCACGGCCCCGGCTGCAATCGCCGCGTTGATGTGTGCCTGGGGCGCGCTTCCGCTCCATCCGGCCTTGTAGGCGACCGTCACCGGCTTGCTCGGGACGCGGTAGTCGAAATCGCGCAGGAATGTCGCTCGGGCCATCAGATCCAGTGCTCCTTCAACCAACCGACGTTCGGCAATTGATGCGGCTTCCGTTCTCCGTGGAAGTAGACGACCCGCGTGTCGCCAAGCCCGCGCTTCTCTACGTGACCTTTGTAGGACCGAACCGCGCCGGGGAACTCGTCGTCGATGAACCGATGCGCGAAGCGCCGGCACCAGACCATGTCGTTCTCGCCGCGATGCTGCGATGCCACCTTGCGATGGCCCGCCGGCACCAGCGCCACCCCGTTGCAGGCGATCTGCGGATGGTAGGGATCGCGGGGAAGCGCGAACCGATCTGCCGTCATGCAGTAGTCAGCGAGCGCGTCGCAGTTGCCCGTGACGACCGTGTCGAGACCCACAAGGATCATCGGAACCCCCATGCGATAGGGCTCGATGCAGGTCGAATAGTCCGGCACCTTGGCCTTGATGCGCTTCTGCTCGATGGGCTCGGAGAATGTCCGGTCCTGATCGGTGAAGCACACGAAACGGAAGGGCTGCGACAGGTTGCGGGCAAAGCCGCGGTAGAGCTTCTCAACCCATTCTTCCGAATAGCAGCGGGAGAAGTTGCGGGAGCCGCTGTTGGCTTCCCAGAACAAGGTCGCGACCGTGAGCACTAGTCCGCGCGAACTTCGCTCGACAGCTTCGTCAGGTAGGCCGCGCACGCCTCGCCGTAGGAGGGTTCGACACCATCCGACTCTTCCCGAAGGAACTCGTTCACGGACTGGAACTCACGCTCGAACTCTTCCGGCGTTTCGATGAAGCGCCGCATCCATTCGTTGAAGCATTTCACCATCTGAACGTTGGTCATTTGGAGGCCTTCCATTGAAGCTATGCGGCGTACCGCATCCGCTTGCCACGCCGATCAAAGGGGATCGGCACCCATCCGCCACCACGGCGCCACAGGCAGCCATCCGGCACATCGCGGTCCACGACTGCGCAGGCAGCCACAACGGCGCCCCTACCCACTCGCACGCCCGGCAGGACAACCGCATTCGCTCCGATCGACGCGCCATCCTCGACAATCACGCAGAACCGCTCACCAGAGCGCAGGAGCGTGTCGTCGTAACCGGCCATCGAGACTTCCGGCCAGACATCGTTCGCAAAGACCACATTCGGGCCGACGAACACGTCATTGCCGATCTGGAACCCCGGCCCCATGACGACGCCGGATGAAATCTTGCAGCGATCACCGAAGACCGCGCCCGAGAGCACAACCCCTGCCCCGACAGTGCAGTCCTCACCGATCACCGTGCCGCAAACCACCGAAGCGAATTGCCAGACCGTCGTGCGAGCGCCGACAGTGGCGCCCTCGACATGCGCCTGGGGGTGAATGGCAGCCTGCAAGTCGATCATCGGAAGATCCGCCGATTGCTCGCGATCTCGCGAAGGGCCTTTTCCTTCACCGG